CTTCAACCAATATTCGTCTTTGCACTTGCAGCGTATGGAGTATCTCTTGAACTGCCATCGTTTGATATGGGTGCTTTGATGACTGTGCTGACTGGTATGCTGGGTCTTGGTGGCCTCCGCACGTTTGAGAAGATGAAAGGCACCGCAAAGTAATGGAACCGCTGTCAGCCATAGCAACAGCCTCTGCGGCCTTTACGGCTATCAAGAAGGGGTTTCAGTTCGGTAAGGATATCGAATCTATGGCTGGCGACCTTTCCCGCTGGATGGGGGCGTTGTCTGACCTTGACCAAGCTGAGAAAGAGGCCAAGAACCCTCCCATATTCAAAAAGATGTTTGCTGGGAAAAGCATTGAACAGGAGGCGATGGAAGTCTTTGCCGCCAAGAGGAAGGCTCAAGCCCAGCGTGACGAGCTGCGCCAGTGGATATCTGCGGTTCTGGGGCCATCTGCCTGGGATGACCTTGTAAAAACGGAAGCCAAGATACGGAAGCAGAGACAGGAAACTCTGTATGCCCAGCGTGAGAAGCGGCGTAAGTTTTCTGAGATTGTGTTCTGGATTGTTTTTGCTGTGTTTGGCTGCGTTCTGATAGGTGGATTCATTCTGTTTTTGTTGTCGATTAAACCTGCAAGGGCATCAACACTGCACCCTGAGTACACGGTTTGTCGGCTCGTTGACTGCCAGAAGCATGAGGGGGACTATCTGTGCCTTTACACTGGTGCCAACAACACGCAGGATATCGCCATATATGAGCGCGGCGAGAACATCCAGCGCACGATTCAGTGCAAGTATTTGCCTAATGACACTAAGCCACCTACAATCGAAGAAACTCTGGATTCCATCAAGGACGCAATGCAATGAGGAAGTTCAAGAAAGTTCCAAAAACAAAAGGTGGTGTTCCCAAGAAGTATGTGAGGGGCGCGAAGAATCCTACGTCCAGAGAAGCAGAGATTAAAAGAACCCGCCGCCTCTATAAAGAGGGCAAGCTGACCAAGGCAATGATGGACAGGATAAGCAAGATAAGGAGCAAGGCATGAGCAAGGCGGCTGTTATTGAGAAATACTCAAAGTCTAGCGGCATATCCAAGTCCACTCTGAGTAAGGTATACTCAAGGGGGTTGGGTGCTTACTATTCATCGGGAAGCAGACCCAAGGTTTCAGCGCATCAGTGGGCGGCTGGCCGGGTCAGAAGTTTCGCAACGGGCAAGGGTGGAGCCAGGAAGGCAGACGCTGACTTGCTAAAAAAGAGGAAAAGCAAATGATGAAGAAAGCTACAAGGGCAAAGGTCAAGAAGGTTCAGGCTGGTTTGAAAGCGGCATCAAAGGCTCATGCTGGTCAGGCCAAGATGCTTGCGAGTGTTCTCAAGAAAAAGAAGAGGAAGTAGTCATGCCGGGTACAAAGTATTCACCGAAACAAAAGAAGCTGGCCGCTGTTGCACCACCACGGAAAAAGATTACTGGTGCTGACTTCAAGGCGTTGAAGAAAAGAAAAAAGAAGTAGCCTCATGAACATTGATAAACTGCGTGAGCAGCTCTCCGCTGACGAGGGCTGCAAGTATGAGATATACCTTGACCATCTTGGCCTTCCCACGTTTGGCATAGGCCACCTAGTCAAAGAGGCTGACCCTGAGTTTGGCCTACCTGTTGGCGCACCAGTCTCCAGTGAGCGTGTTCACGCTGTCTTTGAGAGAGACATTTCAGTTACCTTACAAGACTGTTGCAACCTGTATGATGACTTTGACGAGCTGCCGGAAGAGGCCCAGCTTGTCATCGCCAACATGATGTTCAACCTCGGCTACCCAAGATTGTCTAAATTTGCTAAGATGAAAGCGGCTGTTGATGACAGGGATTATGTCGAGGCTGCAAATCAGATGATTGATTCCAAGTGGTATCGACAAGTGCCTAACAGGGCTATGCGCCTAGAGAAACGGATGAGAGCGTTAGATGGTAGCTAAAAGGTTTCAGAATCCGAAGGGTGGTCTGAACGAGGCTGGCCGAAAGTTTTTCAAAAAGACTACTGGCGCGAACCTCAAGCGACCTGTAAAATCAGGGGACAATCCACGCCGTGCAAGTTTCCTAGCACGAATGGGCAATATGAAGGGGCCAGAGCGCAAGAATGGGAAGCCGACACGGTTGCTACTATCGCTCAGGGCATGGGGTGCATCCTCGAAAGCTGACGCACGAAAGAAGGCGGCAGCTATATCAAAACGAAACAAGGCAAAAAAAGGAAAATGACGATGCCAGGACATTATGGAAAAATGAAGGGCGGAATGAAGAAGTCGCCGAAAGCAAAGAAGCAAGCGGCGACTGCCATGGCTATGAAAAAAGCTGGGAAGAAACCCAAGAAGAAGATGTAGTCTCTTCAAGTTTTTTCTTGATACGCAAGTAAACCTCGAAGTAATCCTCGTCCAGTTTGCGGTTGGTGTGTGTATGCACAACCGTTGTATGGTCTTGGTCAAGGTATCGGGCCAGCGTGGTGTAGCTTTTGTTTGTGTGGTCCCTAGCAAGTTTTACGAATACAGTTCTGGCCTGTATGAATGACCTTGCCCGACTTTTCTTTCTAAGTTCTCGTCTGGTAACGCCAGTTTCGCTGTAGAAAACATCCATGAGCCTACTCAAGGATATTTCCCCGTTAATCGTCAAGTGAGAGCCTAAGTGGTTCTCTGGCAGCGGATGCCCGCAGTTTTCGCACTTCATCAAAACAATCCCTCTCATAGTTTTGGCATAGCTTCATGCCCAATCCGTTAACAACCCACCCCCCATCAAGGGCGCGATGGGTAGCCCCGCAGTGGTCACACTGGATAGTGCGTTCATCCACTTGCAGGGCTGCCTTCTTCTTTTTCTTGCCCCTCTTTTTATCCCAAGGGTTGCTCATTACTCAGCCCTGTAAAGACCTTTCTTCTTGTTGTTGCGACTTCTAGTAATGAGTTCCTTGGCCAAATCGAGTTGCATCTCTACAGTCTGGTTGTAGAAATAAGTCTTGCCATCAATGGTAATCAGAAGACCATCATCGTAAGGCGCGACAAGTATTTGATGCCACGGTTCCATTAGAACGGAATGTCATCATCGAGGTTCATGCCACGGCCTGAAACGCTGTCAGCCAGCTTTTTCAAGCCACCCTGCTTCACATCATCAGCCACCCTGTCGGTGCCGCCCCTTGCTTCATCGGGGATTGTGATGCTGATGCCAAGGCTACCATCATTCTCTTCAAAGACGCTGACCCTGTATTTGACATCGCTTCTGAGGTGAATGTCGGCGGGTGAGCCGTCCTTGTATGGGGTGAACTTTGAGTTGCCCCACTTTGCAGCCCCCTTGTCGTTTGGAAATACTTTGATATTCATTACCTTTTGATAGGCCATTTTATACTCCTAGTTCTTTGATTCTGTCTTCAAACAGTTTCATTATCAGGTCTGCCTTACCAGCATCCCTGTCACGCAGTTCTTTAATCGCGGGTTTATTGTTGAGGAAGAATTGCTCAACAGACTGCCGCGACTTCTTGCTGGGCAAAGTGTTAGCAATGTCCAGATACAGAAGTTTGTCCTTCCGCTTTTGTTTGTCTTCGGGGGATGGGTCAGGTGGCGGCGCATCCGCAGGGGAGGGGTCTGCTCTGCCGCCGCCAACCTGATTCGATAGGTTCTGTTGCTTGCGTCCAACAGCGTCCATCTCGTTTGCAGAGGCGTACTCGCCGCCACTGAGGCCAATGCTACTCAAGGCACGACCTATAGCGGAAGTTTCACAGTTCTCAATGGCCGATGTTTTATTAACGTGGCCATCTCCTCTGATTTCTTCTGCGTGGCCAGAGCCGATGGTTAGCCCTTCGCCATTCGTAATGATAGCTCGTATCACGACCCTTTGTCCATCGTCAACAACAATGGTGGTATCAACGCCGAAATCCATCCCGAATACTTGCCGGAAAGCCTCCATCCGATGCACAACCTGTGTGTAGGTCTTGCCACCCCTCTGAGCCACACCGTGCTTTTTGTTGTATTCCTGCACTAGGCCCATGGCATCAAAGATTTTACTGCTCATTTTGAGTTTCCTCTTCTCCAGCCATTTGGTTTACATTGCGCATAACAAAGAAAATCATTTCCTTCATTTCCTGCACTTCCTTTTCAAGGCGATTGATACGCTCCAACGTCAGGTCAATGGCCTGTGCGTGTTGCTGCTCAACTTCCGTCATCGTCTTTATCCTTTCCGAAAAAGTCTCCGCGCTTTGAGTTGCGGTAGGAACGATTGGCCTGTGTCTTCGATGGCTTTATTTCAGGAACCTTGAACATTTCTTCAAGTGACCTTCCAAAGTAGACAGCCTGTTGCTCTTCTGGTGAAAGTTTATCTGTCATGGTTCCCCCCCTACTTTACCCGCCAGATGCGCCAGTAAAATCCATCACTGGTTCTGCCGTCCTTGATTTTGCGTTGAGTGGCTTTCATGCCCCGGCGGCGCATACACTGAACGACTGTGTTGAGGTCTGTGGCGGTACTGACTTTTACGCTGTCACCGATGTCAATCTCATCATAGTCTT